TACCCCCAAATTCAGAAGAATATGAAAAAATTAAAGGACAAATAGATGATTTAAATGAAATTGAAAAACATTTAAATCCTGATAGACTTCTAGGTGTAAGTAGTGAAGAAACTAAAATAGGATTGAATGAAACAGATATTGAAATTAAAATAATAGATGATGGTCCATTAGGAAAATTGGAAAGTTTAAGTGATTTAGATAATGCTATTAAAAATGCAGACAAAACATTAAAATTAAATGACATAGATATAGATATGGATAAATTTGTAGGAAATTTTAAAGAATTTGTAACTAATGATGTAAAAGAATTTGTTGAAATATCTAAAAAAAACGGTTTTGATAAAGTTGAATTAAACAAAATGCAAAAACGGATTAATGAAGGTACGCAATTGATTGTAGATATGTATACCGGAGGATTAACTAAAACTGGAACAAAAGTAGTAAGTAAATCAACAACTAAAGGTGCAAGTAAATTAGCAGCTGCTGTTGGAGGTACAATGGGTGTAGGGATAGCAATAGCAGCTGCAGTAGATACGATGGGACAATTAATGAGCACAGGTACAGTAGATGAAGAAGCCTTGAAACAAGTATTAAAAGAAGAAGCAATAGCATTAGGGATTGAAATAGCGATAGTAGGAAGTATAGCAGCAGGAACTGCTGTAGCAACAGGAGCATCAATGGCTAGTGCGTTTAGTGCTACAGCAGCAGGACCAGTAGGAGCTGTTTTAGCATTGGGAGCCATAGGAGGTGCAGCATTAGATATGAGCCCTGTAGGTAAAAAGTTTGCAAGTGTGTTATTAAATAAAGATTTATATGAAATGAAAGTAAATTATGATAAAGGATATGATATACCATATTTCAACTATTCAACAACAGAAAGAAAATATAGAGAAAAAGTAAATAATTGGGCTGGTGGTAAAGACACTATTATAGAAGCTAATTTTTTAGAAAAGAATGAAGCAGGAAAATCATCTGAAACAAAAACAAAAGAATTTTGGGGTATAGTAAAAGAATATTTAGACGATAATAATATGGTGATGAGTGTTGATGCTATAGATGTTCTTGTAGATTTACAGTTAGAAATGATGGCAGAAAAAAAATATATTAGAAATATTAATACAGTAATATATAAAGATAACTTACGAAAATTAAAAAATACAAAACAAAGTATAGAAATATCTTTAAAGAAATTAGAGATTGCTAAGGAAAAAGAGGAAGTTATTGAAAAGAATCAAGAACTTTTAGACAAAGGTATGTATAACATTGGACATAAGGCTGCTGCGATTCAAATATTAAGAAATAGAGGATTTACTGAAGAACAAATTAAAGAAAAATTAAATCTTAAATAATCTTAGGTAAATGATTTATAAATATACAACGCCAACAATAACCCAATAATACCACCAGCTAATTTTGGATCTATACCTAAACTTTCAGCAAAACCGGAAAACATAGCCCATAAAGTATCTTTAGCAATATCACCACCTGCATCTGCTGCACCTTTAACAGCTGCTGCAGTAGTACTACCAGCAAGTTTTCCACCACCTTTAAATGATGCTTCAAGAGCTTTATTGAAATTTACATCACATACATTTTTACAATACAGAGTACAAGAAGATTTGTCACTAACAACGTAATTATTTGATTTTAAATTATCTTTAGAACATCTTTTTTTATTTTTATTAACGTTTTTCAATTCTTCTTCATCAAGATCTTCATCACCTGGAAATAACCAAGGATAATTTTCAAAGTCATTTTCCCCATTCCCATTAACATAAGCTTCCCAATTTAAAGGAAAACAATTTGTAATACATTGTTTTTTTTTTGATGATAAATTAATATAATTTCCTAAGGTAGCAGCACCAACAACACCCACAGCAGCCATTTTACCTTTATGTTCCCAAGCAAAATCTCTAGCTCTGTCTTTCAAGGAATTAGTATTTGTATCTAAGTCTTTTAATTCTTTTAAAGCATGTGTATTTAAATCAGGTATTTCCACACCATCTACATCAATTTGAGGGTTTCCCATACCATTATTTGAGGTTGTTTTCATATTCATATCTATATTAGATGCATTTACATTGGAAGGACGAGGAACATTAGGTGCATTCACTTTAGGTTTTCCCATTAAAATATTTAAAGAAAAAAAAATAGAATATAATATAATGTATTATGAAGAAATACCAGGAATGAATGATAAAAAATCTAATATTAAGTTTATGGGATATTGTGGAAAAAATATAAAAAGAATTCAAGAATTATTAAAACTTGATAATATTTTTTTAGAATTAGATGAAAATATTATAAAAATTTATTCTAATAATATGAAAAAAATAATTAAAACAAAAAAATATATATATAAATATTTTAAAAAACATTTTTGTAAATCTAATACAAATAAAAGAACTTTTTCTACGTTATATGAAAGTGAAGCTTCACTTCTTGATTTTTAAAATGTAATTTTTCTCTTTTATGACGTTTAACAAAAGAAGAATTTTTATAAATTTGTTTAACTTTATTAATAGGGTCAAAATCACCAAATTTATTATGAAGAACTGTTTTATAAATATCAAAATCAGGATAATGAAATATTTTTCGTGGATATTTTGTATTATAAACATCGAAAAATCCAACATAAAAACGAGGTTTTAAGAGATTTATTTTACCATAATTAGAAATATTTGAAAAATTTCGAACATTTATATTACCTTCTAAGTCACAAGCTTCTTTTTTAGATAAATTTTCATAAAAATAATCGAAATTGTTAAATATGGATGAATGAAGTAAAATAATATTACTATTTCTTATAGGAGACATAAATAAATCATTAATTGATAATATCTTTTCATAATAATTTAATGATTGTATAAACTTAGGACCTACAATACATGTATCGTGTAAAAACAAATAAGAAGTGTCATAAATTCTACTATCATTCATATATTTTTTGATCATATTAAAAGAAGTATATTCATAATTATTTTCTATAGTATTTATGTAAAGTAAATTATTTTCATAACATATTTTTTCATCAATTGAATTAGATTTTACTATTATTATTGGAAAAATGTTATTATGTTTTTTCAAAGACTGTAAAAGTATATTTAAAGGTATTACATAATGTATGTTAGAACTTATAACAATTTTCATTTATTATATAACTTAAAAAAACTAATCTTCTGGGTCAGGTGCTGCGTCTGGAAACATTTGAGGTTTATATGGTTTTTTAGTTTCTTGTAAAGAAACAGGGATATTTTTAACTTGAGGAGGATCAAAAAAGTTTGATGATTTTGCAGTAATTTGATTATCATCAGTAAAAGGTAAATCAACCCGGGGGTCTTTCATTCTTTCGTCACAAGGTTCAGGAATTTCTTCGTCCGGCATTTCAGGAGGTTCTTCTTCGTCGGGTTCTTCATCAGGTATTTCGGGTTCTTCATCAGGTATTTCGGGTTCTTCATCAGGTATTTCAGTTTCTTCTTCGGGTTCGTCTGGTTCATCGTGTTCTTCATCGTCTGATGAATCTATATTTGTCATATAAGTTTGTAAAATATTTTGTATAGGAATTTGTTTTCTAATTACATCATCGATAGATTGAAAGATTAAAAGATTCATACTATTTTCGTCATTAGATTTAAAATATTTATTTTTTTGTATATTAATATATAATCTTTTTGCCATATCAATGAATACTTGATGTAAGAATTTTTCAGACGAAGGCATTTTTAATTGAACCTTTTTCTTAGTTTTATTTAATTTAACTGATGTTAGTATTTTAACATTTGTTACAATGACTGCTGTAAGTAATTCATCAAACCAAGAACAATTTCTTTTAATTTTATTAAGATGAACATCTATATATGCTGGAGACCAATCAAGAACATCTTTTAATTTTTTCATATATCTTACAAGTATTGGTTCGTTAGTATTTGTTTCTCTAACACATTCATCATATAAAGATATTATTTTTGAATATATTACATCACACATAGCATTTTTCAAAACATTTGTATATTCTTCTTTTGCTTCAACTACTGGAAGGTTTTGATTTTTCATTTATTTATTATAGATATAATTTAAATCATAATCATTTGTACGCATAAATGATTCTACTTTATATTCTAATTCTTTTTTATTTAATTTGCCTATATTAATTTTTGTTTCTATTGTTTCTATTGGTTTAATTTCTTCTTCTTTAGCAAATGTTACCTTTTTTGTTACCTTTTTTGTTGGGTTTTTTGTTTCTTGTTTCTTTAAATCCCATGATATATATAAATTTACTCCATGTTCTTTGTTTATTAATACATTAAATCCACCTTTTTGTAATTGTTTAATTAAATATTTTAATAAATCTTCATAATTATATAATGGTTGTCCTACAATTAAAGGAGGAACTTTAAATATAATATACGGATTTGAGTTCAAAGATTCATTAAAATTATTTCGTTTTTTAATTTTAGCATAACAATCTAATAAAACTTCTTTAAATACCTTTTTAGTTTGTTTTTCTTTTTCTTTTATATTATTTTGTAAATCTGTAATCGTAAGAAATTTACTCATTTGTTAATTATTATTTAAAGAAAAAAAAATTATATTATATATGAAACAAAATAACATCTTGAAATACTTATTTGATAACACTATAATTTATTATAAACCTTATGAATATTATATACCAAAAGGTACAAAATGGGGTGATGTTGAAGATCTGGACGATGATTTTTCTTTTGTTGATTAATTATAAAGTATGTCTGAATATAATTCTGTACGAGTTCGAGTGTTTCCGCCAACCTCTTATGCAAGACCACGCAGACGGCCTGCTGATAACCTAACTCAACTTAAGAAATTTATGGAAAATGTAACACAAAAAATTAGGAAATTAGAAGAGAGAAATTTACAAAAATCATCAGTAAATTCATCAGCAACAGGGGTACAAGGTGGAATTCATGTAACAACACAGAGTGGGGGGAACTCTACTGAATTAATTAAATATTTATTATCAGAATTAATGAAAAATGGAAAAAAAATAGGAGCTAATGATAAAGTAACACCTAGTGAAAAAGAAATCCTTAAAGTGTTGCAAAGTAGATTTAATGCGATTGAAGTTTTATTGCAGCAAAGCCAACCTAAAAATAATAAATTAACAAAAAAATCATTAAATGAAAAATCACAAACTAAAATAAAAAATATGGAGGAGAAAATAAAAAATATGGGAAACACAATTGAAAAACTATATTCAACATTGGAAAACCCTAAGCAAAACTCACTAGCGGAAAAACTAAAAGTAGCTAGTATAAAATTGAACGAAGCAAATCTAACAGCAAACGCTGCGAAAAACGTAGGATATAACAATGAAGCAAGAAGATTATTAGAACACTATCAAAGATTAAATTTAAATACAAATAATTATAAAAAAGTAATAAAATATTTTCCAAAATTACTAAACGATTTAAATAAAAACGATAACAAAATAAAAAGTGTGATAGACGAAATGAAAAATACAATGAACAAATTAATAATTAAAAGAAAATTCTAAAATGGAACCATCATAAGAACCAAGAAGGATACCTTTAGATTTAGAATAAGAGATATAAGAAACATCGAAATCAGAAGGAATAAAAAATTTAGAAAAATATAAAACAGATGATTTAAAAATAGATTGAACGAATAATTGAGAATTGAAAATATAAAAAACAAAGTCATCAAGTAAATAAGGATTAACTTCAGTATAATGGCATAGAATTATAGAATTATTATCAAAAAGATGAGAATAATTGATTGAATCTAAAAGATTAACAGGAATAATAACAAAAGAATCAGAATATTGAAAAAACATAGAATTTGCTTGAGGAACATAGCAAGAATTAAAAATAAAGTTTAATTTATGAAATAAAGTATTATAAATTAAATTTAAACGCATATCAAAAACAAAAGAATCATTAAATACTTTAATAATAAAAATATTGAAAGAAAATAATACAAAAGAAATGAGAAAACAAGGTGAAGAGATTTTAGTAATAAAGTGAATTTTAGCATCAAGTAACGAAGAATTATTAAAAACAACATAAAACATGAAAAGATTATCATTATAAGAAAATAAAAAGTACGAAAAATATTTATTAGAAATATTATCTACATAATAAGTCATATCATGAAAATAGATATTATTGAAATCAATAGAGTAATCTAACTTTTTAGATAAAATGAAAGAAACATTAACATTTGAAATAAAAACAGGAAATCCGTTACAATCTAAAATAAAAATATTAAAAATAGAAAGATGTTGTGTAATAAAAAAATGAAAGAGAGGTTTAAAAAAAATTTTAGAACAAGATTGTAAAGGGAAAAATTTCTTATTAATAAGAATATAGTCTATCATAAAATTATTAGAATAAGAACAAAATAAGTAAATAATATCATTAAAATGATGAACACAAATTATATTATAATTATCGATTAAAGTAAGAGATTTAGAAAACAAATTAAAAATGAAAGATTCGTTAAAAGTTTTAATTAAAATAGAATAATGGTCTAAATAACATGAATATTCTAAAGAAAAGTCTTCAAAAACAGTATGTAATTTAGGATAAAAAGAAAGCATTACTTGAATTTCTTTAGACTGTAAAGACTGTAAAGACTGTAAAGACTGTAAATGTTTCATAACATATGAAAAAAAAATAAATGAAAAATAATACTTAAAGAAAAGAAAATATAAATAAGTAAAAAGAATGGCGCACACGCAAAAGTACAAGAAGTATACCCAACTTGAACATGTGCTTGCGCGACCTGATACATATGTAGGTTCGATAAGTAAAGATGTAGATGTACATTGGGTACTAAACAAGAAAAAAGAAGGAATGAAGCAAAAACAAATAGCGCATGTACCAGGATTATATAAAATATTTGATGAGATATTAGTGAATGCGATAGATCAATCAACAACGGACAACACCCTAGATGTGATAAAAGTCAATATAGATGGAGATACTATAGAAATATACAACAATGGGGTAGGAATTCCTATAGAAATCCATGAAGAATATGATATGTACATACCAGAATTGATATTTGGAAATTTGCTAACAAGTAGTAATTATGATGATACAAAAGAAAGAAAAACTGGAGGAAGAAATGGGTATGGAGCAAAATTGGCGAATATATTTAGTAAAACGTTTTCAATAGAAATAGTTGATTCAAAAAGTAAAAAGAAATATACACAAACATGGAGTAATAATATGAAAGAAAAAAGTGAATACAAGATAACAAAATCAAATATTAAAGGAGGGTATGCGAAATTTACATTTACACCGGACTATGAAAAATTTGGAATGAAAGGAATGGATGAAGATACAAAAGCGTTGTTTGAAAAAAGAACATATGATGTATGTGCATGTACAAATCTAAGAGTGAAGGTATATTTTAACGAAGAACAAATAAAAATAAAAAACTTTGAAAAATATGTAGATATGTATATTGGAGAAAAAAATGAGACGCCGCGAGTATATGAAAAAAATGAAAATTGGGAAGTAATAGTATGCGCAACGGATAATAATTTTAGACAAGTATCGTTTGTAAATGGTATATGTACTTATAATGGTGGAACACATGTAGATTATGTAGTAAGAAACATGATAACAAAATTGACGGAAATAATAGTAGCCAAACACAAAAATCTTAATATAAAAAATCAATTTATAAAAGATCATTTATTTGTATTCATAAAATCGACGTTAGTGAATCCAAGTTTTAGTAGTCAAACCAAGACGGAATGTACGAGTAAGCCAAGTACATTTGGAAGTAGGTTTGAACCAAATGAAGAATTTTATAAAAAGATAGCAAAACTTGGTATTATGGATGAAGCAGTAGCATTAGCAAAACACAAAGAAATGAGAGAGTTATCAAAAACAGATGGAAAAAAGAAAACATCATTGAAAGGTATTCCTAAATTAGATGACGCAAATAAAGCAGGTACATCAAAGTCGGAAAGATGTACTTTGATATTAACTGAGGGAGATTCGGCAAAAACATTTGCAATAAGTGGGTTAAGTGTAGTAGGAAGAGATTATTATGGTATATTTCCACTAAGAGGGAAGATGTTAAACACAAGAGAAGCGACCGCAAAACAATTATTGGAAAATGCGGAAATCAATGCCTTGAAACAGATAATAGGATTACAACAAAACAAAGAATATACAAAAGAAAATATAACAGAATTGAGATATGGAAAGATAATGATATTAACGGATGCGGATGTAGATGGAAGTCATATAAAAGGATTAATATTGAATTTCATACATACATTTTGGCCATCATTACTGAAAGTTAATCCGAGTTTTGTATATGCTATGATAACACCAATAATAAAGGCAAGTAATAGAAATGAAGTAAAACACTTTTATAATTTGAATGAATTTAATGAATGGAAAGCAACAAATAATGGAAATGGATGGAATATAAAATATTATAAGGGATTAGGGACAAGTACATCGAACGAAGCAAAAGATTATTTTAAAGACATGACAAAAAACACAGTAAAATATAAAACAAATGAAGAAAGTGAGATAACAAATGATGAATGTATAGAATTGGCTTTTAAGAAAGAAAATGCTGATAAAAGAAAACAATGGATTATCAATGGTATAGATAACGGAGAAACACTAAATCATGATAAAAAAGAAATATCCTATAACGAATTTATAAACAGAGATCTAATTTGGTTTAGTATAGCAGACCTACAAAGGTCTATACCATCTATGGTAGATGGATTTAAACCATCACAAAGAAAAGTAATGTACGCATGTCGAAAAAGAAGTTCAAATAAAGAAATAAAAGTAAGTCAATTAGCTGGATATGTAAGCACGGAAACAAGTTATCATCATGGTGAACAATCACTGATGGGTGCGATAATATCAATGGCGCAAAATTATGCAGGTTCAAACAATATGAATTTATTGAATCCAAATGGACAATTTGGAAGTAGAATTATGAATGGAAAAGATGCTGCAAGTCCAAGGTATATATTTACAAATATAAGTCAAAATGGATTAAGAATGTTTAATAAACAAGATGATCCGATATATGAATATATGGATGATGATGGATTTAAAATAGAACCAAAGTATTTTGTACCAATACTACCGATGGTATTAATAAATGGAGCCGAAGGTATTGGAACTGGGTTTAGTTCATACATACCCTGTTATAATCCAAAAGATGTAAAAAGACAAATATGTAATGCTCTTGAAAACAAAGAAATTGAGACTATTCATCCATATTATGAAGGGTTCAAAGGAACAATAGAAGAAAATGGAACAGGGTCATATATTATTAAAGGGTGTTATAAATTTATATCAAAAAACAGAATAGAAATAACAGAAATACCATTTAATAAATCGATACAAGAATACAAAGAATTTTTAGAAAGTATAAGCGAGGGAGTTGCTAAAAAACCACTAATTGATACATATGAAAATCATAGTACAGAAAATAATGTAAATTTCATAGTGAGATTTGAATCAAATGTAATAGAAAGATTACAAAAAGAAAAAACACTGGAAAAAGAGATGAAACTAACATCTACGATAAGTATTAGAAACATGCATCTATTTGATGAAAATAATAATATAAAAAAGTATGATAATGTAGTAGAAATAATTAAAGACTTTGTAAAAGTAAGGTTAGAGTTTTATGAAAAACGAAAACAACATATGTTGAAAACTATGAATAATGATTATACAATATTGAGTAATAAAGTAAGATTTATACAAATGGTAGTAGATGAAAAATTGATAATTTTCAAAAGAAAAAAACAAGATATAATTGAAGAACTGAAAAAAGAAAAATTCAAATTAGTTGATAAAAGTTATGATTATTTATTAAATATGAAATTGTATTTCTTAACAAGTGAAAATATTAAAGATATTGAAAATAAGAAAAAAGAACTTGAAGTAAATATTAAGAACTTAGGGGAAAAATCCATAGATAGTATGTGGAAAGATGAAATCATCTAAATTTTTCTTTAACATTAATACCATTTGAACGAACTCTAATAAATTTAAAATCAATAAAAGATATATGTAATTTATTCATAGTCAATCTTTTTTTTAATAATTGTTCTGAATGTAAATGAGTTTCCTTTAAAGCAAAATCAAACCTTTGATATAAAGATGCTGAATGTTTATTACATATGGAGAATCTATCATTAAAACCACCAAAATGACCCCAATTTGGAATTTTAATATCTGAATTTAGGGTAAAAAAAGATTCAAGTAAAGGTGTTCTAAATTTAATATCAGGTCTTATATATATATAAAAATCAAAATCAATATGATTAATTAATTTGAAAGATTGGGACTGAGAATACATAGCTAAAAAAGTATTTTGAAGAGATTTGCGCTTATCATACCAAGGGTCTTTTAAATGATTAAGGTCTTCGA